GCTCGCTAACGCCGAGAGCAAGTGCAGGGAGCTGTCATCAAAAGCAATGGAGCTGGTATGCGAAGCCAGCCTGGTTTACAGCAAGTACAACGACACGCAGATGCCAGACCGTGACCTTGTTGATATGCAGACACTTCAGGAAATGCACGACCTGTGCAAAGGAGCCGCGCTATGAGCAAGTTAACGATGAAGATTGGTGTGATTAATCCTCGCTACGTGAATTTTGCATCATTCCTTCGTCAGGGGAGGGTAGACGTTCTGGCAAAGCAACTTGCTGAGCGTCTTGAGATAGAAGCGAATAGCCCAAGTGAAGCAATAGATTTCGTTAAGCAGGTTCTGATTGATATCGCTGCCGATGATATGGGGATGAAAAATATAGACGATCCTCGCGAAAGTTGGCGTTCACAATTCGACGTAAAAGGAGCAGCCCAATGACAGCACTCAACAAACAGGCGCTGCGTAGCACATCCGATCGCGACTGGTTTGATGATTGGTTCAAGCGCGAATTCCATCCAGATAAGACAGGCCCATATATCAAAGATCAGTTGTTCTTTGCCGTACTGGCTGCAAGAGCACCGCTGCTGGATGAGCTGGAAGCCGCAGAGAAGCGCATAGCAGAACTGGAGGCGCGCAAGGTGACGCTGCCAGATGAGCGATTCCGCTACGGTGAGAGTGATTACGATGACGGTTATGTGAATGGCTGGAATGCGCACGGGATCGAAACAAAATCGGCACTACGCGCCGCTGGCATTGGCGTGAAGGGGGAGTGAGATGGAAAACGTTAACTTTGTAGTGCAACTACTGAAGAGTGACGAATGCGTAACGCTCATGGCCCACGCAGAAGTCAGTAAGGCTGAGCTTATCGACGAAGACATTCGCCAGGGTGAGATTGAAGAAGATGAGCGAGAACGCTTCGATAAGGCCGAGTTTTGCGCCAACAAGTGGGTGAAGGCAGTTCCGCGCGCTGGCTACTCAACCTACTACTACGAATCGCGTGAAGGTGTTCGCGGAGCATTCAAAGCAACCTGTCTACAGTATCTCTGGTGAGGACTAACCCATGACAACTAATACCAATAACACAATGAACACAGAAGAGTTGAAAGAAAGAATCGCAGATAGCGAAGAAACGGCATTTGAATTGTTGACTGATACGATGCCACGCGCCTCTACGCGTTTTCATAAGGCCGCTAATGAGCTGGCAAAACTTCTGAAAGATGTGCGTGAGTATTTCCCGGAAGCCCGCTATTACACCTCTGGTGGTGATGGCTTTGCATTGATTCTCGGTGATACACATAGCGGCAAAGGTGATAGCCCGAACAACGAATTATCAGCACTTGAATCAGATAAATTGCATGTTCAGGGAGGTGACTGGTAATGACAACTACCACCCACCCGGCGCACGGTCCTGTATCACTCAAGCGCCTGCACCAGATAAGCGAAATACTCAGCAAAGCAGCAGCACAAAGCGACGGCGGTAATCTCGGCTACGCAATGGCTGATGCTGTGAAGGTGATTGATGAGGTGCTGGCATCGAGGAATGCTCAGCCTGTGCCATGCCCTAAATGTAATGATACGGGAATGGCGGATAGTGGCGGAGTTCAGCCATGGGGAGAGCCAATACTCATTGAATGCGATTGCCGCGCCGTCATGCTTCAGGCTGGAAACTCTCCGGTAACTCCGGATGGTTGGGTGATGGTGCCAGTCGAGCCGACAATGGAGATGTTGGACGAGTTCGACTCAATTATTGATTACGGCGCGGAAGACTCAAAGGATGCTTGGAGCAGACTGATTGCAGCAGCACCACAGCATTAGTGATGTATAATCCCTCTCAAAGCATCGAGGGGGATTGATTCATCATGTCAGACTGGAACATCGCAGCAAAATCGAAAGAAGAGCAGGACAAGGTTAACGTTGACCTTGCTGCCAGTGGCGTAGCGTACAAAGAGCGCCTGAACATGCCGGTTATCGCTGAGCAGGTGGCGCGTGAACAACCAGAGCATCTGCGCGAGTACTTCATGGAACGCGTACGCCACTACCGTGAGCAAAGCCTGACACTGCCGAAAGCATCCGACCCGCGATACCTGGATATGGCAGCCCAGAACGAGAAGAAGTAATGGGCTGTCTCATTGTAAGCGGCATCAAGTTTTACGTCCTGGCAGAAGGTGAGTCATACCAGGATCCGCATGCTGATAACCGGTATGTCGGCGCGTATGCCGTATTCCCGTTCGAGGGAAAGTGGGTAGCTCAGAAGTATTTCAGGGGAGGGAGTTGGCGTGATATTACCGATCGCCGATTTAACACTGAAAACGAGGCATTCAACTTCACATACGAATACGCATTTCTCCCGGAAAACCGCTACAAATATTAATCCGCGCAACGTCAAGCAACATTACTCACTCTCAAAATTAGTGTTATAATTATGTCGCAGCCAGTCTGAGCAACTGGTTGTGACCTCTGCATCTGATTGGGAAATTAGATGCGAAACACAAAGAGTACGACCTACCATATGCCGTCAGCGTTATCCAATGCTGAGGGTTTTCTGCATTCTGCGCAACCTCTCGGAGGTGGCGTATGAATATCCCAGAGCAGGGTATCAAGTTGCATGCTGGCAACTTCGCCGCCATCGGTCAGCACCTGCAACCATATCTCAACGACGGTAAATGCTATCGCCTCCAGTTAAAGCCATGGAGAGAGAAGCGTAGCCTGTCACAGAATTCACTTCTTCATTTGTGGCTGGGGGAAATCAGCGAATACCTGATTAAATCCGGCCGCACTGACGCTACCCCTGAATGGGTCAAGCGCAACCTCAAAAAGACATACCTCGGCTGCGAGGAAGTCACCTACACCGATTTCATCACTGGTGCCAAAGAAACCACCTGGGAGCCTCGTCACACGTCTCAACTCGATACCGGAGAGATGCACATCTTCCTGTGCAAAGTCGAGGCGTGGTGCGCTCAGTTTGGTCTGGCGCTGACTATCCCATCAGGTTGTGAATTCCAACAATTGCGCGACAAGCAGGAGTCCTAATGAATATCTATCAACGCATTAACGGCGCTGACTGGCGCAATATCTGGGTGGTTGGCGATCTGCATGGTTGCTACACAAACCTGATGGGGAAACTGGATGAATTGAACTTCGACCCGGCTCATGACCTGCTTATCTCCGTCGGTGACCTAATCGACCGCGGAGCTGAAAACGTAGAATGCCTGGAGTTAATCATGATGTCGTGGTTCCGGGCGGTTCGCGGTAATCATGAACAGATGATGATCGACGGCCTGTCAGAGTATGGCAACGTTAATCACTGGCTGATGAATGGCGGAGGTTGGTTCTTCAATCTCGACTACGACAAAGAGGTGCTGGCTAAGGCGCTGGTTCACAAAGCGGCTGAACTTCCTCTGGTCATTGAACTGGTGACCGGTGATAAGAAGATTGTTATCTGCCATGCCGACTACCCGGCGGGAGTCTATGAGTTCGGAAAGGATATCGACGAAGAGCAGGTGATCTGGAACAGAGAACGAATCGCCAATTCACAAGACGGGAATCACCACGAAATCACTGGTGCAGACCTGTTTATCTTCGGGCATACACCAGCCCGCCAACCCCTCAAATATGCCAATCAGATGTACATCGATACCGGTGCCGTGTTCTGCGGAAACCTGACCATTATCCAGTTGCAAGGAGGCAAGTAATGGCCCTCAAACGTGATAAATACGACACCATTTTTTCTGAGCTTGTTCGCGAACGCGCCAACTGGTGCTGTGAAAGTTGTGGTCGTGATTTCAGCAACAACCGCGCATCACTCCATTGCTCACACATCAACGGACGCCGTCACACAGCTACACGATGGCATCCACTGAACGCGCTTGCCCACTGCGTAGGCTGTCACCGTCGATTAGGTGAAGAGCCGATCCAGTTCGCTCGTCACGCTGAATACGAATATGGCGTGATGACCATTGAGCAGGTATCCCGCGCCGCGCTGCACCCGATGAAGATTAAGCCATGGCAGAAGGATGAGTTGTATCAGCACTACAAGCAGGAGTTAGTGAGAATCAAGCAATTGCGAATTACTGGCGTATTAGGTCGTATCGAATTCACCGCGCCTGACTGGTATCAGCAGAACATCACTTTGCGTACGGGAGAGGCCGCATGACCCGAACCGATATCGAAAAATACCAGAAAGCATCGGTACTGCGTGCCGATCCTGAATGTTCATGGATGAAGTTAGCTTCTGTACCGCGCCGCTCATATCTTGGGAAATATCGTCGCCTGACTCCTGCGCAAAGTCGGTGGGTTCGTTCGCTATTAGGACTTTGGGGTAGAGAGTTTGGTGGTAGTGACACCTCATATCTGTCTGGCGGTGGTGGTATGTGGTCGATGATACTCACTGGATGGACAGGTGAGCAGCAGGAGAGGATTACTACTGTTCTCGCTGGTCTCCGCAAGATGGGATATTCAGGAGATCAGCTTATCATGCAGGCAAAAGCTATCATCTGGCCTAAAAAGTCTCTATCTGATTTGATGGGAAATGCTGCTGATGAAGAAGAGGCCGAATTCATGGAGCGGATCATCCTCAAATCATTCGCCAAAAACAGCATCGTCTACGAAATCGGAAAGGACTATTACACATGGCGCAAGACCATTAACGACATGGCCCGTTGGATGCAGTATCACCACGCACCTTTTTTGACTGAAAAGCAGTGTATCGATCGCGTTAGTTGGTGTATCGAGTTGTTCAATTCTGCTGTCTTCTTCACGTTAATTGCAGAACTTGGTATCGAAAATAAAGAAACTTGCAAAAAAGACTTGAAAACAAGTTTTGAAGATGCATAATTACTGTATGCTCGGACGTCGAAGGCGAAAGAGCGAGGTGGTGAGGCAAGAGAGGCGGCTCTCACCACTGAACCGCCTAGTTGGTATCTTCGACGCATCGTCTGGTACTCCAACCGTAGAGGGCTGAGAGGTTCTCCAAGACCTGAGTAATCAGGCCGCCATCTGGATGATGGCGTTGTTATTCGAAGCCTCGCCATCGTGCGGGGCTTTTTGCATTCAGGGTCAGAAGCACAGAGGTTTGCGATCGGCTGTTAACCGATTGGTCGAAGGTTCGAATCCTTCCTGTCCCGCCAAATCCCTACCAGGACCATAAGAGCGAAAGCTCAACGCACCACCCTCATATTGCCAGCCATCGTGCTGGCTTTTTCTATTTCAGGCCCCGGGAATCATCATCGACATGCCTCGTTGTTAAATCCAGCCCGAGGGCCTGACCCTACAACACACAGCACCCCGACTAAATCGGAGGTGAGAGTATGTATCGAATGGACAAACTCACTACAGGAATTGCCTACGGCACATCGGCGGGCAATGCGGGATTCTGGATGCTGCAACTACTCGATAAAGTATCCCCATCCCAGTGGGCTGCCATTGGTGTATTAGGCAGCCTTGTTTTTGGTTTGCTGACATACCTGACGAATCTGTATTTCAAAATCAAAGAGGATCGGCGTAAGGCCGCGCGAGGTGAATAATGTCCCCTGCATTGCGAAATAGCGTACTTGCCGCCATGGGCGGTGGAGCCATCGCGATAGCTTCGGCTTTGATCACTGGACCAACCGGTAACGATGGTCTTGAAGGCGTGCGATACAAGCCGTATCGGGATGTGGTTGGCATCCAGACTGTTTGCTACGGTCACACCGGTAAAGACATCATGCTCGGCAAGACTTACACGGAAGCTGAGTGTAAGGCGCTGCTGAATAAAGACCTGAACACCGTCGCCCGACAGATTAACCCTTACATCAAAGTGCCGATCCCCGAAACTACTCGCGGGGCGCTTTACTCATTCGTCTACAACGTTGGCGCCGGAAACTTCAAGACTTCAACGCTCCTGTACAAAATCAACCAGGGCGATATCAAAGGCGCATGCGAGCAATTAAGGCGCTGGAATAAAGCTGGTGGAGTTGTCTGGAAAGGACTAGTGACCCGGCGCGAGATTGAGCGCGAAGTGTGTCTATGGGGTGAGAAATGAGCAGGTTTACTGCAATCATCATCGGCGTGGTTGTCTGCATCATCGTGTCACTTGGTTGGGCTGTTAACCACTACCGCAACAACGCCACCGAATACAAGAAGCAGCGCGATGAAAAAGCTCAGGCGCTGAATCTGGCTAACGCCACCATCACCGATATGACAACCCGACAGCGCGATGTTGCTGCTCTGGATGCCAAATACACTCAGGACTTAGCTGATGCGAAAAAGCAGCTTGATGATTTGCAGCGTTGCGTTAGCGATGGCAAGTGTGGGCTGCGCATCAACGCAAAATGTCCCTCGAACGGAGCGACCGGCTCCGGCAGCCTGGGCGATGCTTCCGGCCCCAGACTTACAGACTCCGCTCAACGGGATTATTTCACCCTCAGAGAGCGAATCGAAACAGTGACAAAGCAGGTTGGCTATTTGCAGGACTACATCAATACGCAGTGCAAATGATTTGTGTAACCCCGAAAGGATGGTGATCACATCTTGCTGGCGGGTAAGCCGTAAGTGGCGTAGCAACATCGTGAGATGGTGGCGACCGCTGCGACAAGAATTCACCCCATGCGCTGTATCGTCGCAGTATCCCCCACATTAACCATGACCGCTGGCTGACGGGCCTCTCCTTAGCGCGAGTGTGTGGAGATAATCAATAACGATGCATACCGGGTTTTTCGGCGACTGTTCGCTGGTTTATCCATCATTGCTCGCCATCTCGATGCGGGGGTAGAAGAAATCGAGAGTGTTTTACAGAGCATTCAACTAAGAATTCTCGATAAAACAGAGTTTATTTTATGTGCGCCTACGGGCGTTATATCAACTAACCAGTGGAATATTCCAATATGGCAGAGATAGAAGAAAAAAGGCCATATCCTCCGGTTAACTTCATCGCCTCCGACAACTGGCAGCCATACACGCGACTTATTCCTGCCAATGAGGTACATGAGTGGATAAACCGGCAAATCCTCAGCGATACCGGCAGCATCCACAACCCTGACCATGAGCATTTGCTTGAAGCTGACCTCTGCTTTATGTGGGCGTCTGAATCATTCGCGAAGAAAGGGCGGTATGTCCTCGGTCAAGCCGAGCAAGTAATGCTCCGCGCCGGTGGATGGCAGAAGGCAAGAATGGAACAGCAGATGTATGAATGGTTTGGGCGCATCCCGAAGTTCATCATCACGTTGGCCGCCGATTATTGTTCACAATGCAGCGACCTCGAGTTCTGCGCATTGGTAGAGCATGAGCTTTACCACATTGCCCAGTCCACTGATGATTTCGGCGCACCTAAGTTCAATAAGGAGACTGGGCAGCCAGTTCTCACATTGCGCGGCCACGATGTTGAAGAGTTCGTTGGTGTCGTACGTAGATACGGGGCGAGCACTGAAGTGAAAGAGCTGGTTGACGCAGCCAATCAACCTGCAGAGGTGGCAAAACTTAACATCGCCAGAGCGTGCGGGACGTGCATGCTGAAACTGGCTTAAATACTGGACTGTATAAGACGAATGGTGATTTATGGCTGCATTAAAACCTGATGTGAAAGCCTTCATCATTCAGTCGCTTGCGTGTTATGACACACCATCGCAGGTGGTCGAGGCTGTCCAAAAAGAATTCGGGATCAATATAACCCGGCAACAGGCCGAATCTCACGATCCGACGAAGGTCAGCGGGAAAGGTTTGGCTAAAAAATGGGTCGATCTGTTCAACGAAACCCGCGAGCGCTTCCAGACGGAAATTGCAGAAATCCCGATCGCTAATAAGGCTTATCGACTTCGCGTACTGCAGCGAATGTCTGTTACCGCAGAGAACATGAAAAACCTCGGCATGACAGCTCAGCTTCTCGAACAGGCAGCAAAAGAAGTTGGGGATGTCTACACCAACAAACAGAAGGTTGAGCAAAGCGTTGTTGCCACCCATAACGTTATGCCTGTGCCGTCCTGCGATAACGTGGACGAATGGGAAGCTGCTGCGCAGAAACAACAAAATGAGGTTCTTGGTGGATGAATTACAAAGCCGTCTGGAAACCTTTGCCGGGATCGCAATCGCTCTCCCTGAGTTGCCCGTGTAACGAAATCCTCTACGAAGGTACGCGTGGACCAGGCAAAACCGCTGCGCAGTTG